GTTGTGAGTTCTGCCACGTAAGCCGAAATATCAATGTCGTAAATTGCATTGGCTATTAAATCACCTTCAAAATAATCGACGCCGAGATCATAAATTCTCGCTCCTAGATAAATCGTCATTATAATGTTTGTCCAAGAGCCGGATAAAACCGTGTCCTGAATGCCGTCAAGGTATCCCTTTGTTGGGGTAAGAGCCATAACTCCAGAACTAAGATTGCCAGCAACAAGGCCATAGCCATCACCAAAACCATATAAACGTCTATCATCAGACCCATCTGCTGGGCGTAAATAAAATCGGTTATTTACAACAGAATCCTGTACCCCAATCATGTCATTTCTCTTTTTGACTGCGCTCACATTTGCAAACCTTGCAATCATACTCCAGCCATCCGCCGGAACTATCCCTGGCTGTTTGTCGAATCAAATGTCCAGCCCGTTACGGCACTCCAATCAGGAGCAGTACCCTCATAAGCATCATACGTTCCTGGATTAGCGAGATTTACTTTTGAGGTTGCATAATCTGCAGCTCCAATTGGCTGGTATGCAGCAATACAATTAGCGGCATTAATACCACCAGCTAACCACCAATCAATTGCAGTTTTCTTATACTGGCTTATCCTGCCAACAATATTATTCGTGCGATTTAGTCTATAAACGCCGCTCATATCAGTCTCAAAATCCATTCACATTCCGTATTTCGCCTCTTATCATTGCTCATCTTCCGTCTCAAGCCGAGGGGAGTCAGTCCCCATCGGCGCAGTGCCAAGCGCCGGGTGGCGCTGGCCCGGTCCTTCGTCCCCGGTCACAGACGCACATACCGATACCTATCTAATATATCCTTCTCTGACATCAACAGCACCCGGGCCGCGCTGGCGCCCATCACACCCTCGCCAACACCACCGCCATGCTCGGATCCATAAGCGACAGAATAATCACCCAGGCTCATGCTGGCGATTCCCGTGATTCCATCATGCTCTTTCGCTCGCAGCCCCGCCTGGTACACCCTGGCCGCTGACCGGGTAGCAACATCCTGGATATCATCCGGAATAATTGCATGACCGTGCGTGTAAGTGATCGTGATTTTCTGTACGCCGCTGTACCAGTCCTGCCCGATACGATATAGGATCCCATGCTGACCCAGGATGTAATCATCAGTGACCGTCAGTGTTTCATCGTTCTCGACCACACTTGCTACCGAAATGACGGGTAGCTCAGGCAAGAAGATCATATCTCCGCCATCGCAATCCAGCGTGATCGCTTCATCCGCAACTTGCTCGATCTCCTGCTGGCAATAATTCTTGATCGCCTCCATCACAGCACTGATCGCCCGTTCACACGACGCCACATTATCCTCATCGTCCTGAATGGATAAGTTTAAAAACTGTTCAATATTTTCAACAGTACAAAAATCAGCCACGAGGTTCACCTCCTTTGTGAACCGAAGCCCCCAAAGCTCGCTCTAGCGAGCAGAGTGGGGTAAGCACCTCAAGCTGAAGCGGTATCAAACCGCCTCAGCGCAGTGCCGACATTATGGAATGTCGGCTTTTTGTCATTGCGAGGAACGAAGCAATCTCTCATTTATTGCTGTTCTCTCCACTTCTCAACTGCTTTCCTTGCAGATCCCGGCAAGAATCCCACATCAGCAGCCTTCAACGCCTCAAACGTGTGGATCCCGTGATCATGCAGCTTCCTGTTCGTTGCCTTCCCGATCCCATCAATCTCAGTGAAGTTGGCCATCTTGTCATTGCGAGGGAGCGAAGCGGTCGACTGCGAAGCGTCCTGTAAGGAAGCAATCTCTTCTTTGCTATCAGCTTTGAGCTTTGAGCTTTGAGCTTTATCTTCACCCGGCACCCGCATTTTATTCCCCTCCGGCGCTCTCCCCTTTGAGCTTTCCGCCTCAAGCTGAGGGGTGCCAGACCGCTTGGGCGGTCGGCGCTCAAACTCATATTCCAATCCCAGCTCCTCAGCATCCTTCAGCCGCATCTTCACATACTGACCCCGGCCTTTAAGCACCTTCACCAATGGATTATCATTCGTCATTTCTATTTCCTTTCTCTCATGCGTATCCAATTTCTCGCCATACATTTCCATGACCTTTTCACGTTCATCTTTCCGGCACTGCACCCATTGTCCTGGCGCCAGCTCAATTCGCACCAGCGGCGTCTTTGTTTTCCATTTCTTTCGTTCAACCTGCCGGATCCGCCTTTTTGCATCAAACCGCGCATCCCCGGCGCCGAACCAATGTGATAGCATATAACATTCCTTTAAAACCGAATGGTTCCAGGTGTAGGGCAGCGTCAAAAACACCACCTCCGATCGCAGAAGTGCCCGCAGCAGAGCCACCTGCTCATCCCATCCCTGATATCGCTGCCATTCCTCAGCCCATAAATCAAATAATGCCTTGGTTCGGTCGTTCTTCCGCCAGAAGATCATTCCGCTGTTGTGATACAGCAGCAGTTCGGATCCCAACTCCCTGGCAGTTGCCGCACATTCTTCCTTGCCAGCAATCCCATCCGCCAGGCTCCTTGTTTGCGTCTCTGCCAGGGCCATATCCCACTTGTCTAGCAGTTGAAATCCTTCAGCTGGCGGCCGCTGAAAATACGTGTCAGCATCCACATATAATGTCTTTTTAAATGGGCTGATATCCGCCAGCAGCGGCTTGATCCGCCCTGCCAGGAATTTAAATCCCTTTTTCTGGTCAGGATTAAATGGATCCTCATGGCAATGATATGTTTCAACTGTCTGATCTTCTCTAAATGCCTCTTCTGTGGCATCGTCCCCCACGACCATGATCGGTATCTTCAGCATAAACCGACGTAGTGAATAGATCGATTGTTTTGCCTCGGCAATAGCGTTTTCACCCCATGCCATATAGATCACACCGCAGTCTGTCATGCCACCCTCCGAAATGCAATCATAAAATCCACCATCTGCTCATATTTCCAGGTCGTGTTTTTAATATCAAAAACGCTCAACCACCACTCTGTCACAGCCCTGGTCACACCCTTTATATGCGGCATGAACATATCATGAAAGGCGATATACCCAGAAACTTTTATTTTCGGCAGCCAGTCAGCAATATCCTGCCGGACATCAGCATAGCTATGACCCCCGTCCACAAACAGAAATGATATTTCCTTATCATAAATGGTAGCCGCTTCATGACTTGTCATAACTAGCAGCTCTGGTGGTTCAAATCCCTGAGATTTTAAATTGCTCCGCCAAATCTCAGGCGAAGATAGTTTGTCAGTATTGGGTGTTTTGTAAAACGGATCCACGCTGGTCACCTCAGCCCCGAACACACTGGCTCCCTGCACAAGGGCACTTGTGGATCGTCCAAAAAGGCATCCGATCTCAACCAGGTTACCCTTCCGGCGTGCCAGCTTGTAAAGGTATGCCGCCTCAGTTTCCCTGATTTGTCCGTCAATTTTCATCGCCAGGCGAGCAGCTTGACGCGATTCATAAGCAATACTATGCCCGTTTTTCATTTTGGCGCTCCAGTCCGGCTTGCACGCCTATGTGCATGGAACACAAACTTTGCATCCCGGCTGTGATGCGTGTTCCAAGGTTTTCGCATGGCTGCGATCCTGACAGGTTTTTTAAACATAGCCCGAAACATCGCCGGTTGATCCTGCCTGCACCACCGCGTCCATTCCTGGTGCCAGGACTGCATCAATGCCTTCACCCGCTCATTCCTGGTGAAGAACATCACACCTGTGTTGTAATATGCATACTCTCCGCCCCCAGTTTCCTTCCTGGTCTGGATCGTTTCTTCCTTGACCATGTGCGGGTGATGATTTCGGTTAAAAATCTTCACCGTATCCTGTCCCATCACCAGGTCAACCTTATCCAGCAGATCAAATCCATGCTGCGGATCATCCCAAACCTCCGTATCAGCGTCCAGGTACAGCGTCTTATAAAAAGGCGATAGTGAATAAATTCTTGTCTTAACATTTCTTGCGCCAGGGTCCATATCCAAATGATAAATAATATGATCAACACCCGTAGGGGCGTCAGACCCCATCGGCGGTCGGCCCGTGATCACCGCAATCGGTAATTCTGTTTTACCCGTCCCCCGTCCTCCATCTCCCGTCATCTGTTTTTCTTCTGTAGTTGCGATCGAAGCGTCTGCGGAGCGTCCTGTAAGGAGGCAATCTCGTTCTCTGAGGCGTTCTCTCAGGGAACGGATCGAATTCTCCACGTTTTCTACCGCTTTTTCGCCGTACGCGACGTACAGAACACCCTCTGGGGCGATCATATGACGAAATGCGATCATCGTTCCGGCTCTTTCAACCTCAACCCAATCCGGATTAGCTTCCGCCCAATCGTTGACAGCATCCATCACCTCTGGTCGTTCTAACTCCTTTTTTTGTGCGGTCCCATAATCGTGGATGCACACAGCACCCCCAGGACGGATTTTGGGCGTGTAATTATTCAGGTCATTCAAACATTCTTCATAGCTGTGCCCTGCGTCAATATGCAGCAGGTCGATCTCATGATCAAACTTGGGTGCAATCTCATCAGTCCTCCCAACATAAATTTCAGCTTTCACCCCCCGAGAGGTCAGGTTGAACCTGGTTTTCTCAAAAGTCGATCCCTCATATCCGCGGTAGCTCATATCCCCAAACCAGTCAATCCCATACAGCTGGGCGTCTGGGTTGGTCAATCCCATAGCAATCAACGATCTCCCCTGATAGCATCCAAGTTCAGCAATGCTTGAGGCACTCCGAGCAAATCGGCACAGCAGCGCCAGTTCATCATGGGTCATCAACCCTCGAATCCCTTTAGTCTGTTCAATGATCCGTTTCATTTCCTCAATCATCAATCACCTTTTACCATTCAATTGTCGTAGGGGCGTCGCATGCGGCGCCCGTCTGCGAAGCGTCCTGTAAGGAAGAAATCTTACCTTCCATTTTTTCCGTAGGGGCGAGGCAAGCCTCGCCCCTTAAATATCTTTTGCTATCAGCTATCAGCTACCAACTGGCCCTAGCTCCCGCTCAATGTCACTTCCACAAACGCAGATGGTTTCAAAACGCCAAATGCCGCTCGCAGCTCACCCAGGATTGCCACCATATTCCGGATGAAGAAATCCGAATGCGAATCGCTCACGCTGATCGTGGTTTGCTCACGATCCCATATCACTGCCTTGTTCCAGTTCCCCAAAATCGGGGTACCTTCAGTGGCATGGAAGCTCTCAACCACCGGAATGCGCCACAGCGTTTTGGGACCAGCCATAAATGGCCCGCCACGGTAGTAGCGATTATCGCCGTCTTTCAGCAGGTCGATGGTTTCCCAGTCGTTCGGGTGCATCACCCACGCCGTTGGTTTCACCTTGCCATTAGTCAGCAGGTTGGTGATCGCCTTACGCGTGGTTGTGATGATGTCCGTGCTGTACGATTGACCCAAAACACCGGATAGATGGTAGATACCATCGAATTGAGGTGTTGATCCAGTGCCATTCAAAATCTGGTTATCTAATTCTTCCAGAATGTCAGCCCTGATTTCATCATCGATGATCCCACGCAGCTGCGAAGCGTCAGAGAGCGCTCGCTTTGTTGCAGGCACCCATACTGGTATCGTCTCGACATTGACTGTCACTCGTTCAAAAGTCACCGCGCCTTCCGGCTTATCGCCGCCGCTTGCAGTGCTGGTTGATTCTGCTGTTGGAGCAGCTTGCGTCACCTGGGCTGTTTGCCGAACAAATTCAATCGCATCCGATTCGGTCTGGCGTCGTGCTACCAAATCCAACACAGAGGTTGGATAACGGCCCAAAGGCTCGTAAATTCCGGTGTCCTCGTTCACAATGAACGCTCCGCCGCTGGTCGCACCGCCGCCGGTCACCAGGGTTTTTAGGTTCAACCCTTTAATCTCAACGGTCGGGGAGTTGATCCCCTTCATGCTCTCAGGGATACGCCCATTAGGCGCCACCTGCTTGAGCCAGCTTTGGAATCGTTCGTCTTTCACGAACTGCTCTCCGAAAGAGCCCTTCGCCTGCCGATCAGACTTTATCTGTCCATCTGCAGCTTTGGCTTCCAGCTCATTGGAAATGCGGTCGATCAAAGCCAGCTCACTCTTCAGCTTTTTGGCTTCTTCCAGCATGTTCATCACCCGCACCTGTTCCTCTTCGGTCAGGGAGCGGTCCTCACTGATTGCAAGCTCGGTGATGGCTTTCGCATCCATCAAAAGAGCAGTGCGTTTTTCTTTAATATTCATCATCTATCTCCATTTCTAAATTTATATATTGTTGAATTGTTTCAGGACTCACAACATCGCTCTCATTACCGGCGTCCCCCCCCGGCCTCTGATTCGAGCTGAAGCGGGTCCACCCGCCTCAGCGAAGTGCCAGACCGCATGGGCGGTCGGCCATTCTGATCAGCGTCCTCAGACGCTGTACCATTCTCAAGCTGAGGACCATCAAGATCCTTCAGCGAAGTGCCAAGCGCCATGAGGCGCTGGCCCTCCCCCTCTTTTGCCCCTTTAATATCCGTTGTCATCGTGCCGATCCCGGCACCCAGCATCACAGGCGATATCTCATGCACGACCAGCTTCTTCAAGAACCGTACATCCTGATCCTCAAACTGGCCGCTTTCCGACTCATCAATATCAAACCCGTAGGACCATTCCTGCAGCTCTGCCAGGTTCTTCACCGTCTTATAGGTTTCAAGCCCCATTTGCGTGTCCATGAAGAATTTCCCATCCACCCACGCTTTTTCATCATCAGCACCAACTACACCTCGTCCTACTGGCAGATCGGACCACCGATGCCCCCAGTAAGCGATCCGCACCTTCTGCCCAGCAGTGAATGCCCCTGGCAGCGTAACATCACCGTCAAGATCGATCACGTTGAATGTCGAGAAGATCGCTCGAAACGAACCTTTTTCATCATCCTCTTTGAATTCAATTGTTGGTCTAAATATTTTTTTATTCATCTCAATTCCTTCCTCCAAAACATCGTGTAAGGGCAGACCTTCGCTTGCATACCCTTGGTTGCAGTGTCTGCCCACTTCCTATTATTGCGAGCAAAGCGAAGCAATCTATCCTTTCCTACCAGCTACCGGCTACAAGCTACTCGCCGCTTTCCCGGTTATATCTGAGTGAACACTCACAATTCACCGTCTCCTCCGCGCTGCCTTCATAATCACCTGGCCAACGCATCCCATTTGAAAAACGTTCATATATCCCAACCGTCTCTCCGTTCATCGCTGCATGGCTGTCTCTCGGGTTGGTGCTGTTTACCACCCAGGTCTTCGTTGTGATCCCGCCCTTGATGGCCGCTTTATAGGATCCATAACTACTTAAACCGGTCACCCGTCCGATTGCAAACCGTGCCACCGTCACCGCCAGCAGCATTTGAAATATCTTTTGAACAGCTGACTTCGGATCCTCATCTTCCAGCGCACTTTCAATTTGCGCTCGTGTGCTTTCATTCAGGTATTCAGCTGCGATCCTGGCATTTTCATCAATATACTTTTTCAGTTCGTCATCCGCGATAAATATGCCTAGCTCTTTAGCCAGCGACTGGGCCCACGCCAGCGCCGTGCCCATGCTCAACGGCGTGAAATCCGCAGTCACCTCCGAATTCCACCGTGCAGCATCCCAGATCGCAGAAATATCCTTTTTGTTGTCACCCCGTAGGGGCTGGGCATGCCCAGCCTTCCCTTTCGGCTCTCCACCAACCAACGGCAGTATCGCATTCCTCTGCCGCTCAAACGTCTTCACCAGCAGTGACCGCCACTTCTCATCATAAACTTTTCTCAGCTCCGGATACCGCACATCGAAAGACTCAAGCTGAGACGCCTTCGGGGCATCCCCTGTCTCCTGTCCTCCGTCCCCCGTCTTCTTATTGTCATTGCGAGCCTGCGAAGCAATCTCTTTCCATGCTGAGTCTGCCATCGCTTGCACTTCCTCTGCACTAAAACCACTTTTCAATAGTCGTTCTAACCCTAGCAAATATGCTAAGAAATTCTTTGACGTCATATCCTCAAGCTGAGCGCCATCAAGGCGCTGACCTGTCTCCTGTCCTCCGTCCCCCGTCTTCTTCCCCTTCTCCGGTCTTCCGTCTCCATTGCCTACCATCACATTCAGCGGCACAACCAGCTCATCTGCACCCTCAATCTTCGGCAGGTTCATGATCTCGCGTGCCTCATTCACCGTCATCCACGGCACTCCTGTTGCGCTCTGAATCGATTTCGCTTGTGTCTCAAAATCACCCTGCATCTTTTCCTGGATGTTAAACTCCAGATAAACGCCCTTGCTGTCATCAAAATCGCTCAAAAGCTGCATCTGCAGATCTTCCTCGATCATCGCCAGCCAGGGCCCCAAAACATCCGTGTACAGGCTCTTATGCTGGCTCTTGATATTCGAGTACGTTGCATGATCCAATATCCCCACTAAAGGAGGTGGGATGTGATAAGCCCGTGCGCACTCCTCCCGCGTCAACTTCCGCCCTTCCAGATACTCGCTGTCCTTCGGGTTGAAGCTGATCGAATCAAACGTCATTCCCTCTTCCAAAATGGCGGTTTTCCCACTGTTATCCGGACCAGCATACAGTGCCTGCCACTCTTTTTTAAATCGCTGCCTGGCAGTTTCGGACCATTCCGGCGAGCCTGTCGGGCGCATCAGCACCCCATTCATCCTGGCCGAATTTTCCCAGTATTTTTCGCGATACAACGCCGCTGCATGCTCTTCAGCCAGCACGCGCCGCAGCGTCTCCAGGGGCGACATGCCCTTCACATTGCTCTCCGAGCTGTAAGACCGAAAATGCACGATCTCATCCGGCTGATAGCTTTTCGGCTTTCCATCACCCAGGTTAAGGTCATATAAAGTTGGGATCAAAGCACCTTTGATCGTGACATTTGACGGAGGCAGCCGTACAAGCCCTTCCAGTACCCCGTCGCTGTTAATTTCTTTCTTCAAAAAAGCGTTTCCGTAAATACCCATATCCGACATCAGCGATTCGATCATCCGGTATCGTGTGAACTTCATCTGGTTCGGCAGCGGCCGCCCCAGCAGGATCGCCATCGGATGGTCCCGCAGGCGGATCCGTCCTTTTTCCTCGTCCATCCTGTAAAGGTGCAGCCCGAGTTGTGCGATATTTCTGGCCAGAAAGTCTACACATGTACGTACGTTGGGCTGTTCTTTATAAAGCACCGCATAATTCTTTGAGTAGCCGTTGTAAAGTGAGACGCTCCCGCCGGTTGATGTTGGCCACCAACCGGGTTCCATGTTCAAAAGTGTCCGATTTGAGATCAGAACGGTCATGGCAGCACCTGCACAAAATCAATATTTTCTCTCAACACAATGACCTCCCCGTCTGTCGGGATCAGTTTGCCCTGGTCGCTTTCCACCTGGGCCTTTTTTAGCACCCAGATACCAACACCCCTGGACCACAGCACGCCCATCACGGACCGACCGTCTTTTTTGGTGATGATCACCTTTCGCCGCCATAATCTAAATCGTGGCATTATGCAGTCTCCAATCCGTGCTCCTCATATACCGACTGCTGAGGTTCCTCATGCCGTGTGCATCGATCCAGCGCCATGACCAGCGCCACCATGCCGTCGATTTTTTCAGTTGAACGTTTCCGGTCAGGTTTGATATTCCCGGCTGGATCCTCGCGGGTCACCAGGTTATCCGCCATCCAGTTCAATACCGGGTCGTTGCCGTGAGCAATTTTATGCTCCAGCATCAATCGTTCAAGCTCCTTCATCGCAGGCGACATCGATTTGTATCCCTGCCGGAACTGCACCAAGAAATCTTCCCCGCCCAGCTCCATCAACTTGGTCTGGATCATAGAAGATCCCCAGGGATCAAAAGCCAACTCCTTGATGTCATAGATCTGCATATCCTGGTCAATTTGCTCAATAATAAAATCGTAGTCCACGACATTCCCGGGGGTTGCGATAATGTGCCCCTGGCGCACCCATGCCTCATATGGCACCCTGTCTTTTCGCGTGCGCTCATGCATCGCGTATTCCGGAATAAAAAACCGCCTGATGACCTGGTACCTATCTTCATCAGTCGCAGGCGGAAAAACATACAGCAGCGCACTAATATCTGTTGTACTGCTCAGGTCCAGCCCGCCGTAAGCGATTCTGCCCTTAAGTCCATCCGGATCCACCGCAACGCCGCAAAGATCCCAGTGCTCTCTCGGAACCCACTTGGTTTCAGCCTGTGTCCAGATATCCAGTTCCTTCCGCAAAAAAATATTCAATGCTGATGGCATTTCTTTCGCCTTATTGGCTTTCTGGCGCATATCGTCCCATTTTTTCGATACACCCAGGTTCGGGTTGGCTTTGATCCACACCCTCTCATCTTCCCATTTATCTCCTTCTGTATCGCCGTCCTGTCCCTCCTTGCGGTCCAGGCTGTAGATTATCCCAAACCATGAATCATCTTCAATAATGCCGCTCAATATCTTTTTGGAATATTCGTGATGTTCCCAGCAGATCGATTCCCGGTTGTAACCGGAGGTTGATATCGAAAAGATCATCGCTTGCCGTCTGGACCCGGTCGCTGTATCCAGAACATCATAAACATCCCGTGTTTTATGCGCATGCAGCTCATCAATGATCCCACAATGCAGGTTCAAGCCGTCCATCGAATCGTAATCAGCTGATAGTGGCACATATTTGCTGGCTGTGTCAACGATGTAGATGTTGTCCCGCACGATTTCAACCTTGTTACGGATCGAAGGCGAACTCTTGGCCATACGTGTCGCCTCGCTGTGCACGATCCTGGCTTGATCACGTTGGGTCGCAGCTGAATAAATTTCAGCGCCAGGCTCACCGTCAGCCACCAGCATATACAGACCCAGACCAGCGCCCAATGTGGATTTGCCGTTTTTCCTCGCAACCTCAATATACGCATTTCGGAATCGCCGCAGCCCGTTACCCTTCTTCCACCCTAACAGGTTCGCAACGATGAACTGCTGCCACGGCTCCAGGATCAGGTGTTGTCCTGCCCATTCTCCCTTTGACTGTTTCAGCAGGGCAAAAAAAGCAATTACTTTTTGAGCTGCCAGATCGTCAAAATGAAGCCCACGATCAGCACCAGTTTCTAAGTCGTCAACAAATCGCTGGCAGGCGAGCTTCACCCACTCGCAAGCGATTTGCTTACCACTCAATACATCATCTGCATACTGTCGGTACGAAAACCTCATTATTATTCCTCAAGCTGGGCGGCATCAGGCCGCTCCAGCGCAGTGCCAGATTCATGAGAATCTGGCCCCGTCTTGTTATCCTTAAACGCTTCAATCGTACGGAACAACTCACTCGCCAGGCTGTCCTCCTGCTCCTTCGCAACCAGGGCAGAGACCCGGGTCCGTTCGGCAGGCGTCAACCCAAACTCTGACAGCATATGCTTCACCTGGTCCCATGCTTTATTCATCACAAAACTCCACGGGTTCTGATATAGATTCCCTTTATCCGATTCCAGGATCGCACCGCCGGTCGTTTCCATGTTGAAGTTCGCCTCTTTCATCCGTCCATACGCCATGCACAGCATCTCAAGTGCGATCCGGTCCCCATACGTAAATAATCCCGCATCAAGAAGCAGTCGTCCCAGCTCATACCATAGTGATTCGCCATCCTTCGTCAATCCTGAAGGGACTCGCAGCATTCGGCCAGGCACCGGAAATTGCACCTCATTCCGCAAAACCCGATCCGCCCTGGCCGTCCCTCGCAGTTCCTTGATCGCCGTCGGCACCGGCTTCCTACCCGCCATACATCATCCTCATTTCAGTACCCCCCTATACTCCCATTTTGACAGCGCCCACGCTCCATTGCCGCAACGGTCATTTAGCTGCCCATCCGTCGTGATTAAAACGCCCCTCCCTTCGTTCTTAAACCATTCAATCATCTTAATTTCGTTTCCAATTATCTCCAACCTTTGCATGTAGCCTGCTGTGACAACTAGCGCATAATGCCATCAGGTTGTTCGGGGTGTCGGGGCCACCATCCCGGCGCCTTATAATATGATGAGCGACTGTAGCAGGCGCTCCACAATGTTCGCAGTTCGGATGATCTCGCAAAAACCTCTCGCGTATCTGGCGCCACCTCGCATCATATCCACGCTCAGCTGCACTTGCCCGCTGAGCATCCCGGCGCCTCTCATATTCCTTCTGATGCTTCGGACATCGAGACACGCCTGGCTCCTTCACTAGATTTGGACATCCGGGGACGGAGCAAGCTCTGGCCGCTCTAATCGGCATCTAATACCTCGGGGTGCAATGCCAAGAGCTTGTCCAGGTCTGCCTCAATGCGATCCAATCGCTGTTCAACAGTTGGCTCAATTGTTGGCGGGGGGGTTATCTTTGTCATCCATGATCCACTCACATACCCCCCACCTATGTGGTACCAGCCACCATCAACCCCATATATCGGCTCGATGTCCCCTTTCTCCAGGTAACCAACGATATCATAACCAGTTCCAGAACCTTTGCGGATCCGCAAATAATTCGCTTTGCACATCGCATAAAACAGGAAATCATCCTCATCTGGATCAGGCTCTTCATATCCCGGTCCCTGCCAATCAAAGCTGCTGATCACCTCCCACAGATCCGGGAATCGCTTACACGCATGGTTATACAGCCAGAAGTTGCACCCAGCCACACCCAGCCCTTTAGCCGTCTGCATAAACTGAAGTATCTCGCCAGGCTTAGCACGCCAGCCCTGCTCACTGAACGCAGCACCTGTCGGGAAGATCGGCACCTGTGGATACTGCGGCTGTTGGAACTCCGCATAACAGCGTGCCATCTGGTCGCCGGCATTCGTAGAGAGCATCCAGTACACTTGGGGCATATTGATATCCACCTGGCTCAAAAATTCTTTCCAGGGAAACTCTCGATGAAAGGATGGGAACCGATAAGATGAAAGAGCGATCGGATACGAACTCAACGACCTGCGAAGGCGGTTCATATAAAACTCGGCTGACGCGTGTTTGTTCTTATAAGCGCCTTCTGCATTGACAATAAACCCATCTAAACCCAGCTCTAAAGTGCGTTTGATGGCAATACTTGCCTCAGCTTCAGGGGTGTTGCCATACACAAACTGCCATCCCCATGCCTGTATCCCAACGGCATGAAGCGCTTGCACCAGCGCCGGCACTTTGTCATGCACCTGTCCATGATCATATGAAACGTTGTATGCATATCCAGCGTCAGCGATCTTGATGGTCACATGCGACAACCCGGCATCCTTGCACGCCTGGGCTGTCTTCTTCGGATCATCATCATCCCTGATGATCCAGATATAAATTCCCTTACCTTTCAATTCAGGCATCTCGATCCTCCTGGTATTTCCGCTTGATCTCCCCGATTTGATATTCAAGCTCTTTGATCCGCTTACGCTGAGCCTCAATTTGTTTCCGCAGCTGTTCGTTCTCTTTACGGTATTCCTGGTTCTCCGCTTCATAGCGTCGCAGTTTTTCTTCGAGATCCAAGATGTTTGCCTCCCTGATGCCCAGCTCTTTTTCGAGACGATTAACTTTTACGTCCAATTTTCTGATGATTTCACCCCTTTTCTTTCGCTGGCACTTTAAGTCATAGATCTCCTGAGTTACTGTTTTCAAGCGCTCCTGGAGATCATCAATCAAAACCTTTTGTCCTTCGATCGCCTTAGCTGCCGCTTCTGTTATCATTTTGAACAGCGTCGCCTCAGTGATCTGTAAGGTATGATCCGTTTCTGCTTTCGCTTTGTCCGTTTCTGCTTTCGTCTTTTCGATCGCAGCCATTCGCTGAGATTTAGACAGCAAAAACACGATCAGCGCAGCAAGTCCACCGACTGCACCTGCGGCCGGCAAGATAAAGGATTGAAAAATCTCCAGGAATGTTGGGTCTGTCATAGGAGGGTGAATTAGATATTGTTCCTAACCTACACCCTGATCTTTGAAACCGAGGAGCTTCTCTATGATTTTGGAAAGCAGGTCCTTTGCTGTGTCGTACAACATGCTTGCGATCAATCCCATAAATAAACCATAAACGATGATCCCAAACCAGCCAGCAAAGCCCACACCAGGTCCAACAGTAGCCAACTGATAGCCTCCGCCGAAGATCAAGCCGATGCCAAGTGAAAGCAGGAATTGCCACTTCCCGCTCACGCCGAACTTCTCACCAGCTGCATACACCAGTCCGATCACGACCAGCACCAAAGGAATACCGTTAACCAACACCGCCAGGGAAACTGCTATCGCTGCCCAATCAAACATCTCAAACATAGAATCCTCCAAGCTGAGGGGCATCACTCAAAGAGTGCTCTTCGAGCAAGCCCATCGGCACTGTGCCAAAATCATGAGATTTTGGCCTTTTGAATTTGCGTCAAGCTGGGCGGCTTCAAGTCGCTCCAGCGCAGTGCCGAAAGTATGAGCTTTCGGCCATCAAGTTGCCTTAAAACACAAACGCCCAGACACGGGCTCCATTACTGTCACCATGTCCGAGCGGCAAACCCCGGGTTGCACTATTTAGGTTCGTACCTAATGGCTATACGAATTTCTACATAGCAAATGATACGAACGATTGTTCTGAATTTATTTTATCATAAATGAATCAGTATTGCAAGAGCAAATTTGATAAATTAATATGAAGAATACAGCCAAAGACAAACAATACAACAGGCTATGATTATAAATAAAATTAAATATAAACTAGTGTTCTTCGAATTCACCCCTAATAATTTATCACTATTTCCCAATGCCTCTGTTTTGCTTTTCTTTTTGCTGGGAGACCTTTGCTTGCTTTGATTTGGCTTCACCGACTCATTCACGACTGATATCACAAAATCATCCATCCGGCAAACGAGTGATAAATCAAGCGCATCACCGAACCGAAACTCATTCTCTCTATTTATTAGATACACTTCAACTGGCTCTGTTTGATAAACTAGTTGTTTTATTGCTGTTGATGAAAGGCCATCAATATTTTTAAATACCTTTTGGATCACACCGATTTCTTCTTCATCGAGCTTAGGCTTGAATCTCGGCTTGCTCCCTACTTCATGGATAAGTTTAGATTTCCCTCTTTTACCTGAACCTCTTTTTGTCACTTTGACTTCATAGCCATCCATTTGTTCGATTACTCTTCGCAGATATGGATTATATGGTCCCCAGTTCCCCATATAATATATTTGATCTGTCAGTGCTTTGGATGTGATCGAAGCCCATTCAACATCAATTAAATAAAAGATGTTGCCAAGCTCAACTGCGCCAAGTTTCCGGCCTATATTAGATAACACATATAAAATTACACTTTGAAGTTTGAATGGTTTAATAATTCACTCCCATACAAAATCTAATCAACATCAATAGTGTAATACTGGTTTTAATTTATGTCAATTCTTTCCTCCTCCCGATCAACCGCTCAAGCCGGCCCTGGTTGAGCGAATAGTGAAACGGTTTCCCGCAGTGGATACAGTTTCCGTCGATCTCAGAAACCACCAATCCGCCGATCCGGATCAGGTCCTCGCCTTCCACCTGGATCACACGCCCGAGTATCCTGCCGCATTGTTCACATGTGATCTGATTCAAATAAACTGCAGGAAGTACCATTCAACATCCTCCTAAATTTCTCCATCTAAAATAGTGATAATTGTTTATCAATATCAATGTCTTCAACTTTCCAGTTTTCCATAGGCTCAACCTTATCATAGAAACTGTCAATCAAAATACTGTCGCTTCTTACTTTTTGACGTGCCTCCTCTGGACTATTGGCTTCACACCAAGCGTAAAATGCTAATTCATCCTTATCTTTCTTTTGAGCCCTTACGCAATAATGAGTCATCCCAACATCCTCACACGCGGGTTCTAAAATAATCCTCTACTCCAAACTTCCAAATCTACTCCAAACTTCCAAACCTTCCCCGCTCCAACTCTTCGTTGATCAACCGGTTGAAGCCGATCATCGTATTGGCGATGTTCAACTTATGCGTACATTCCACCTTGCCAATATCAGCACATGCTTCAGCAATCAAACGCATTATCGTCACCAAAGGGTATTTTCTCTTTTCAAGTTCTTCTCTTGTCATGGGTTCACCTGCATAACTTGGACTGGTCCAACCGTCCAGGGATCGTATTTGATTGCTATTTCGACTGACTTCTTGGCGATTACCATTGGATCTGAAACGCCACTTTGGATCATCGCTTCCATCCCACCAATCGCATAATACTGACCGGACCCAATCGCTTCAAAAGGATTGGAA